TCCCAGCTGGTTTACAAATTTATGGATTCTTGTCGTGGCGAGTATTTATGGTATTAAGGGAACACAAATATTTAAAGGAGGAAAGAAATGAACTTAAAAGAACATATCCCACATTTTGTGGCAGAACATAAGAAAGCAATTGCAGTTGCTGTTGTCATTTTAATCATTGCAATAATTATATAGTAATGAGTCATCAAGCACCTACAATGATGGTATCACAATACAGTAGAAAGAAGCCTACACTTCTTGCGCAGCAAACAGGTAAGAAGAAAAGGAAGAAGAGATATGGCAAAAAGAAAGTTCGATCTTGATAAGCTACCGCATGAAAGGATACCTAAGAAAACAAGTATTGGTCGTAGACCAAAAATGAGTAGTATGAACAAGCATAGAAAAAGATCTTGGAAAGCTAAGAATAGAGGTGGAATGTGATTGATAAATTTTTATATAATTGTTTTGCTGCACTTGATAGATTTGCAGAACATCTTGATAAAATATTTTTTCCTAGAAAGAAGAAAAAGAAATGAAGTTAAGTGAGAATACATCTGTTGCTATGCCAATTAAAAATATGGTTGGTATTATCATTGGTGTTGCTATGGGTATCTTTGCTTACACTGAGATCACTGCTAGACTTACTTCACTTGAAACTTCTAGAGAATTAATGAATGCAGATTTATTAAAAGCTAGTGAACAAACTACAGTAGATAAAGAACAATTTTTATTATTGGAAGATTTGTACGAAACTGTAGAGAAGCATCAAGAACTTTTAGATAAGAACATACACAATCAAGTCATGCTAGAGCATGTAGAAAAACAATTAGAAAAAGCATTGAATGATATTGAAAAATTAAAAGATGCTAGTAGAGAAATGAAATACACAAATGGTACACACTAATGATTGAAACAGTAGTAGCTTTATTAATGATAGTAAATAATGAAATAAAAGAACATAGAATACAACAATCTATGAGTGATTGTTTAAAAGGTAAGAGATATGCTGAGAGGTCAGAAAAAGGATCAAATATTAAACATCAATGTATAAAATCTAAAGCAGAAACAGAATTAAATATTGATGGTAGTAAATCAATTAAAAAACTTATACTAGAATAATCATGGCAAAAGATAAACAACCACCAAGAAGTAAAAAGTATTATAGATCTACAAAGTCTGGTGCAGGAATGACTAAAGCCGGTGTTGCTAGATATAGAAGAGATAATCCCGGATCTAAATTAAAAACTGCAGTTACAGGTAAAGTTAAAAAAGGCTCAGCTGCAGCTAAACGAAGAAAAAGTTATTGCGCTAGATCCGCAGGTCAAATGAAAAAATTTCCAAAGGCAGCTAAGAATCCTAATTCAAGATTAAGACAAGCTAGACGTAGATGGAAATGTTAATATGAAAAAAAAAGGATGGAATAAAAAAAACGTAGTAAGACTCTGTGGTGTTTGTGAAGAATGTAACAAAGAACTATTGAGTAATGAAGGGGGATGGATTATAACTGCAACTAAGAAATATTTTTGTCATGATGGGAAAGATGGTTCTTGTTTTGACAATTATTGTGAACGTAAATTAAAGGAGAAACAAAATGCCAATGGTCGGAAAAAAGAAGTTCAGCTATACGAAAGCTGGTAAGAAAAAAGCAAAAGCATACGCTAAGAAAAAAGGTATGAAGATGAAATCAAAAGGTAAATACTAATGAAAAAAGGTTATCATAAAACTAAGTCTGGTAAGATGGCTAAAAAAGGTTTGTACTATAATATTAATAAAAGAAAAAAAGAAGGTACATCTAGATCTAAAAAGAAATCTACAATTACAAAGAAGGCTTATAAAAATATGAAGTCTGGATTTAAGAAGTAAGATCTTCTTCTTGTAGTTTTTGAAACTCATTCCAGATATTATTTTCTGCACTCCAATAATTTCTTTTATCTTCTTTGTTTCTTAAAGAATGAATGATTGTTGTATGGTCTTGATTAAAGACTCGACTCATAGATGAGATGCTAATGTTATAACTTTCATGTAATAAATTATAAAGAATACTTCTTGCTCTAACAACATCTCTAGTTCTACCTTTACTAAAAATATCATGTTTACTAACTAAACATATTTTGCAAACTCTATCGATAACTTTATTTACAGTTTCCATGTTTGCACTTTTATATTGAACACCAATCTTTCTTTTTAAATTACTATCTACAATTGGTTTATTTTTCTGCAGGAGATCCGCAGCATAAAGAAATCCTTCCGAGAACCCTACCTCATATAATCTTTCTTCTTGGCTCGTAAGAAGGTAAAACGCTTTCTTAACTTTATATATAAAGTGATTGTTATTTAATTTTTTTATGTGCTTTTGATAGTGTTGACTTACGTTTATGGTCATAGATCCCCTACAGTTTGTTTACGTTTTTTTCAATTATAAAGTTAATGATTATCTAGTTCTCATTAACTCTTCTTTTGTCTGCTCGATTTTCCAAAGTAAAGCATAAGAATCTTTTTGATACTTATTTACTTTCTGTTTTGCTTCCAGATACTTCTCGTGTTTCTTCTGTTGTTGATCCTTCAGCTTCTGCAGACGCAATCGGATTTGTTCCATCATGCTCCTTTTTTACTTTTGTAAAATCAATTCTTAAATCATCGATCTTACATTCTACTAACTCACCATTATTTTTGTTGTTAGTAGCCTTCTCTACATCATCAAATAGTTCGATCATTTGAAACGAACAGTTGCCATTGATAATTCGCCTAAATTTTGTCATACTTTTTTACTTTTTTCAATCTTTTTTTCTATTAGAAAATCTATATACTGTTTAGCTTTTTTAAGATCTTCTACTCCATTTTTCAAGTTATGTCTCAAAACATATTTAATTATATTTCCAGTACAGAAATCTAAATCATTAGCAATAATAAAGTCTATTGGCTCTATCTTATACTGAGTATAGTGCGGTGGTTGTTTAATATTATCTGTCATAAGTTTTTTTAGCAGAGTGGGGAAAACGATAGAAAGGGAAAAAAAACCCCACCCTGCTAGATACCCTAATTAAAAGGTATATTCGTTATTACCACCGCTAGAAGCATTTGCAATAGTATTTTTACTTGCTCCGCTTGGTGTAAGAATAACTGTCATCTCTCCTTCTTTGACATTGCCGTCTTGATCCTTCGCAGGAAAGGCAGCTTGGTTATACCATTTACCATTTATGTTGACTCCAATGGTCCAGTTCTTATCTGGATGTTTCATATTTTTTGGACCAACATAGACAGGAAGTTTATCTGTTGGTGACTTCCAATCTTTGTTCTTGACTAGGTTAATGTATATTTTTTCTGATTGTTCAGACATATTGTCTCCTTAGTTATATCAACTATTGTTGATTATTGGTTAGTGTTGCTTCATGCTTACGAGTATAATCCCTTATCTGTTCGTATGCTTTGAAGTTATTGTTTTTGAGATAATTAACTTTGAGTCTCAATTTATTCTTTACTGCATAAAATTGTTTTTCAGTTTTAGCAGCAGAGATCTCGTTCTTTATCTCATCTACATCCACAGTGTCATCCATGTATGCAGGTTCTGTAGTTTGCACCACAGAATTTTGTTTTTGTGAAAATTCTTTTTTCAAATCTTCAACGTACTTATTGTTTTCAAACATTCCTAAGAACACATCCGCACTCATACCTAGGTGACTAAATGCTTTTGTCATTGCATCCGTCATAGCTTTCTTAGGTGCTTCATCATCTAAACCACCATTCTTTTTTGCTAGACTTTGTACAGAGGATACTGGACCAAATGCATACCATTTGTTGTCTAAGAAATATTGAATTGAAACTTCCGCAAAGACTAACTTGTCTAAGTATTTGTATTCAACTTGGTAAGACCACCCTTTACCTACCGGACCAAACGCATTGGTCATCATCTGTATTTGATAATGTGGATCTATCGTTGTTAATGTTTTGCCACCAAACTTTGAAAAAGGTTTAGTGAACTCTGGATTTGTTTTACTTAAAAAATCCCAGATCTTCATGTTTTGGTTTTTCATTTTTTCTCCTTTAGTTTTTTTTTATAATAATCAATTGTAAATTGATTTGTTGTTATTGAGTATACTTTTGTTTTTTTATCATAAATTGGTTTATGATATTTTTTTAACTCATCCCAAGCATCACATTCTAAACATTCAGAGTTTTCTGTATGACTGCATGTTCTTATTGTTTTTGAGTCAAAACCAGACAAAGTTTCTTGTGTTGGTTTTATGTTAGGCATTTATCCCCCATAGTTTATTGATTAGTTGTTTTTGCTCATCTGCTAAATCTTTATAATAAAAGAAATGATTTATTTCTGGTGGCTCCATCATAGCAGCTAACTCTTCTATGTTACCATCGCAGAACATAATCATTTTTTCCCATAACAAAATCTTATCTATCATTTTGTAATAAAGATGTTTCAAATGATCATCCTTCATTAACTCATGACTTTGATCAAAGATGACATACTCTTTATCATTTACATAAACTAAGTATGGTTTCTTTTTTGTTGCCATGTAGTAGAATGAAGTCTGTGTTAGGTTTTCAATTGTGGGTTCAGTTGGCAGCTCTTGAGTTACCATGTTCCACTCTTCTTTACCTTTAATCTTTTTTAAATTAGGTGGTTTAGTTTTTAATTCTATAAATTTTGTTTTAGTTTCATAATCAATACGACCAAGTATATGTTTAATCATATCAAATTCTTTTAGTTCAACATATCTTTCACAAACTAATTTTTCTTTACGAACAATTTCTTTTACAACTTGTTTTGTAATTGGAATACAATCCATCGCAAATCTAATCATTGCTTCCCTGCCGTATTTATCTTTTTCATCTACAGGTGGATTTTGATTTATTGTTTTTAATTCATTATCGAAACAAACTTTTATATCTCTCTCCCATTCTGTTTCTTTTATTGTTTTAGTTTTATATAAAACATCTGCTAACAATCTTTGGACCACATTATTAACTAGGTTACCAAAGTTTGCTTTGTATCTAAATGGAAACTTCCTTCTAACTTCTTGAGGGAATGAGTATGAGATTATATTTTTTGCGAAAGGTGTTGACGTTGACGAATAGGACCAATGATCCAAACCTTCACCACCATTGAAAATCGAAAATGCTTTTTTTATTTTTTTTCTATCCATTTTTTGTAAGGTAATATTGATGTTTTTGGCTATTGTCAATGCTTATTTAACCTATATAACGGAAGGAAAATGGTCAAAAATAAATTAAAATATAAACGAGTTAAGGTGATTTGGCAGGATATTTGCAGCTCATCGATTTGGTATGATGATTTGTCTGATGTAGATGATTTTACGTTCAGTTGGTGTGAGGATATTGGTTACCTATATTATAGAGATTCTAAAGTAATTAAGATCTTTAGTTCCTTTAGCTTTGATGGGAGTAAACTTTCAATTGGAAACGTCACTGCTTATCCACGCTGCGTAGTTAAAAAGATTGAGTATTTAAAATGACATATTCTGGAATATTTGATGAGATTGATTGTAAGAAAGAATTAGAAAGAGCAAAAAGATTTATTAAAAAACAAGAGAACATAATACTTGCGCTTGAGAAAGAAATTGAACAGAAAGAAAACGAGATAAAGATATTAAAAAGTAATGGCTAGAAATGTATATGCCTTCAGTAATGGTTTATATTCTGATTGGCACAGAAAGTATGATGGAATAAGCTACATAGATGTAGACTCTGTGGAGTGCTGCGCTTATTGTTATGAGCCTCTTGCTATAATCGAGACTTGTTATGATAAAGACCAGAAATACAAGGCTACAACCCTCTCAAAGATCATCGCAGAACGCCTAAACATACCCTGTTTTTTGGTTTTCTATAAAGAACTGACACCAAGTAGCCTAACTTTTAGAGTCAAGCGTATACGCAGCTCTAATGAAGAATTTAGACGTTTAAGTGAGGACCAATGGGTTAAAATCTTGAGATCCTTGCACGACCACCATAAATCAAAATGTAAATCTAAAAAAAGAAAGGAAAGCCTATGAATACAAGTAGAGGATTTTTACATATAACTTACAAGCTATATCATCATTTGGATTTGATTGAAGGCGAGAGAAAGTCTCATTGTCTCAATGTATTCTTATCTGTAATGAAATATGCTTGGAAAAAAAATGGATATAAGGCACAATTGAGGCACGAAACAATTCATAAAGATACAGGTTTATGTAGAACTACTATTAAATCTTGCCTGGAAACTTTAAATAAATTGAATATTGTAAAGTCTATTAGAGGTCGATCTGGTAAAACTTATATTGTAAATGAGGTATTTTTGAAGGCAGAAAAACTTTATGAACAATCCCAGATAGCCGTTAAACCTACCCAAGATAGCCGTTTAACGA